AAAAATTAAAGCTCTTACTGGAGAAATTGAAAAGCAAAACGAGATGATTGAGCTCAAGTCTAAGAGTCTCCTCACTTCCCAACACAACAACTCATCCTTAACACGAAAGAATCGGGAACTTCAGCGGGTAACGGAAAATATGACCCTATCGTTCGACCAAGCAAGAATCCTTGAATCTCTCCTAGCCAAAGTATTTTCACTCCAACTTAAGATTACTGGAGACAAAGAAGAAGCAGGAAAGAGGAAAGGAAAGACTCAGCGAGCATTGAAAGAAACGTTCGGTTTAAACTATGGCAAACATACTTGGAAAGATATCCGAGCTTGCGACTTTGGAAAGGCTCAGGAGATTGTTCTTCGAGGAATAGAAAAGCTGGAACAAGAACTCAGAATCAAAGAGGACCCTTCCATAATTTTCTGAAAATAAAACTTGACTCTAATTATTAGGTGTGCTATAATTCCCTCAGTAGCAATTGAGCTACCAACATTCTCTCGGAAGGAGAAAACGCTATGAGTATTTTCCAAAAGATTTTTCGTGCCCAACAGCTTTTCGGAAGCGTAGAAAAAACAGCCAACAATCCACACTTCAAGAAGAACTATTCAGATTTGAAGGATATAATGAAGGCGATTCTACCAGCCCTTAATGCTACCGGATTGCTAATCATCCATCAAATGGAAGACCAAAGACTATTGACGAAGATTATTGACATCGAAACGAACGAAGAATTGACCTCTTCTTATCCTATTCCTGAAATCGCTGATATTCAGAAAGTTGGTGCGGCTATCACCTATTTGAAAAGATACAACATCAGTTCTTTACTGAATCTTCAAAGTGAAATCGACGACGATGGAAATAGCGTCTCTAAGATAAACCTAAAAGACAAAGCCCACATCAATATTATAAGCGATGCTGTTTCGAAGTTTAACTTTACTCCAGAACAAAAAAGAGACCTAGCAGTAAAGCTTGCAGGAAAATATTTCTTTGAACTTTCAGACATAGTCTCTGAATTTGCAGAATCAACGAAAGGAGCCAACTAATGGAAACCTACGATATAACGTTTATTGAGTTCCCAGAGTATCCAGAAGTTCTCGAAATTGTGATTTACTACCCTCAACAATCAGCTTAAGCCTAACCTACCGGAATCATTCCAACCGACGGAATGGTTCCAATTGTTTCAGTCAGTTACCCCATGGCTGAGTTTTCAGCCACCCCTTCGAAAGGAAATCAAATGTTACCATACCATGCAGCTCTCCGCCTCATCAAGTCAGTGCTCCCTAAGCGTCATCGAAACAACGAAGACCTTATTAATGACTGTTTCCTATCCTATCTCCAAAACTTGCCAAACTATGACCCACAACGCTGCAAAGAATCTACATTCTTATGCAAGTTTGCCAAGTGGACCTACCTCAATCACTTCCGCCAGCTTAGAAAGAATCGTCCTTCCGACCCTAACTTTGAAACTTGCAGTGACCCTGATTTTCTTGCAAATCAGTTCCAAAGCACCTCGGCTTCCCCTTACCAACTCATTCTCCTTCAGCAACTCGTCCCTGCGGATATAGACCTCCATGAGTTGACTGACGCTGAAATTAAACTCCTCGCTAAGACTATCAGAATTAAGATAGGACTCCAAGCTCCAGACCCAGAGCCAACCGAGAGAGAAACTAAGATAAGTGAGACCCTCTCAGCAACCTTAGCTACCAAAAGAAGGATGGAAAAGAGAAGGATGAAAGTAACTGGGTCAGGACTGGACCGCCAATTCAAAGTCCTCCTCAATAATAAAGTGATTTTTAAATCACCCATTAAAGAGGATTGCGAAAATTTCATTAAGAACTATTAAGAAAAGGAAAAGATTATGAAAACAACAACAGCGACAACAACAACAAGCACAGGAGTCAACAACATGACAGATTTAGTTAGAATCGAAAAGTTAGGATTTGGTAATGAAGAAGTGAACAGTGTGAATGCTCGGGATGTATGGGAGTTCTTAGAAAGTAAACGTGAGTTCGCTAATTGGATTAAAGACCGACTTGAGGGATTTCAAGAAAGTGTTGATTTTGAGGGATTTGACAAAATTGTCAAGAACGAATTTGGCATTAACGTTGGCAAGCGGATAGATTACTTCCTCACCTTAGACACCGCTAAGCACATCTGCATGATTGAACGAAATGCAAAAGGAAAACAACTCCGTCAATACTTCATCGACTGCGAGAAGCGACTTCTATCTAATCCTCCTTCTACTCCTTCACTTCCTACTGACTACATCTCAGCACTAAAAGCCTTGATTGAATCTGAGGAATCTAAACAAAAGTTGATAGAAGAACGAGACCATGCGATTAAGACTAAAAGTCAAATCTCTGACTCAAAGACTGCTACCGCTATGGCTACTGCCTCAGTTGCAAATAGGAAAGCTAAGGCCGCAGAAGAAAAGCTGGAGAAGAACATCAGGATTACCACGAAGGTCCTCAACAACTGCATCGACAAGCACCCGCTGGTCGCAAAGAACCTGATTAAGACTCTGCTAGAAAACGTAATCAATCCTAGCGACGATGATGATGAGCCTAATCCACCGTGCCACAGAGGATGCAAAGATTAGAGTTTTCAAAAAGCTCTATAATATCAACAGTGTGGAAATCTCCACTCTGCGAATATTACAGGAGTTTTTGCTGAGCTTTATGATAGGAATATCAATCATGAATCATTTCGGGTAGTTGACAAAATTTCACAGCAATCAACACTAGACCTTCTACCACTCCTCACCAAAAAGGAAACCAAATGCCAAAAATATCCTTCATGCTCCCTCCACACTCCACCAAGCACGTCCGCATCAAAACTGGACCCAACAGTTATGTCAAAATCGAATTCGTGACATCTGATAGACCAAAGATATTCCAAGTCGATACTGCACTCATGTTAAGGACTGCCGACTGCCTATCTGAGCTAGAATCTTCCCCACTCATTCATCTCCTTCAAGACCTATCCCATCTAGATGTTACGGTCAACGCAAGAGTAGGATGTTACAGCTGTCCAAGTAATATCATTTAGACTTATGCGTGTTCGCCCATCTCCCCTTCCTGGTTACTATATAGATATTCATGTTTGACTCCTTTCTAAGCACCCCTCCAATCGAGCGGTGCTTTTTTTTATTTCACGGAGGTCCCTATGCTTTTCGACCGAACCAACAAGCTTCAAGGATGCCACCCCAAGCTCTTTAATCTCGTCCATTTGATGTCCGAACATATGGACCTCATCGTCGTCTGTGGTCATCGAAACCAACCAGAGCAGGATGCAGCGTTCGCACGAGGAGCTTCCAAACTCAAATACCCTAACTCGAAACACAATTCCGTCCCTTCTAAGGCAGTAGATATAGCTCCCTGTTCGCCTAACGGCTCCTCTATAGATTGGAACGATATCGAACGATTTAAGGATATGATGGAACTTGCCAAGAGCATGGCAGCTGCCCTCAACATCGAGATAGTTTGCGGTGGGGACTGGACGATGAAGGATTATCCACACATTCAGATAGTAGGTTGATATGACCAAGACCAAACGTAATAGGAACTTTAAAAACTCCCATGGAATCTCTAATCAGGAATACCTCCTAGGTTCTGCTGCCTCCACCCAAGCCAACCGAGAGCTCTATCAAGATTTTGACTACCTCGATAAGCTCAGCCCTGATGAATTCGCCTGGCTCGCTGAGTTTATGTCCAATGAGGTCCAAGGAGTTCTGGTTAATCCCGATATAGTAGGCGACGATAATGCCGCCATCCTGAACGACCGCACCTCCATCCGAGCTAAATTCCGAGCTAAAAACCGACGCCAAAACAATTCCTTCGAAATCCAAGGCAAACGCCAGTCTATTTATCACTCCTCAGCTTCCCAAGACGCTCCCGCCTTCGACGAGACCCTCCTGTCTGTTGATTCCTTTCTTTCTATGCAAGCCCAAATCGAATCCAACATCAATGCTTACTGGGACGAAAAAGACCAACTCCGCTATAAAACCATCATGGATTCCATAAAGACTAAACGTAAAGCTCAGCCCTGATTCTCCCCTCCCTCACCTTCTATTCCTTTCTTTCCCTCCTTCTTTAAAATAACTCTACCACATAAGTCTACATTTAAAGAAGGATTCCCCTATGCTCAGAATTAAAAAAAACAAAGCCTCCGATTCATTCCTAGTCCTATACCAGAACCATACCTACTTTAAATCCAAGGATAGAAATATAGCTGAGGAGTTTAAAATCAGGTTTGCCTCCCTCCTAGAAAGATGTGGGGATGAATTCATAGGAGAGCTAACTCAGATAGTCACCCAAGAATTAGTAGATGAAGGAATAATCTAGGACTAGAGGGACCATAAAAGCTACCTTCTTGGTAGATAAGAAACTAAAAACCAGGGCTAAGGTGCCCAATTAACCAACCAATCCCAAGGAAAAGTATAAAGGATGGAAACTCATGGGTAGAAGAATGAAATGCAAGCCGACTAGGCAAACAGTGAAGCAAACGATGGAGAACCTAGAAACCGCAACGAATGAAATTAAACAAATCGTTTCGTTTCTAAGCCAAAACGCAGTGGATGCTGACGAACTAAAAGTTATCAAGACTAGGCTGGAGATGTTTATATCCGTGGTCAAGGCTTCCGAATCAGTCCTAAAAACCGACCTAGATATGATTCGCTCCTTCCAAGCCCTAGAAACCCTCCGCCTCCAAGATAAGATGATAAGGAAGGCAGACAAAGAAGGAACGCCGCTGAACATCATCATAGGAAGGGACGTGCAGTAATGGATATTTCCTTCAACCTCAATCCAGGACAGTGGGACTTCTTTAATGCTAAAGAGAAGCAAGTTGCCGCAGTTTCTGGGTTAGGAGCGGGAAAGACCTTCGTCCTCGTCCTCAATATGATTATCAATGAAATCCTACCCCATCCCCAAGCACTGCACTGCTTCGTAGCTCTATCGCATCAGCAACTCCTAGATGTTTCTCTCCCCCTCTTTGAGTCATTCCTAGAGCAGTTCGGGATTGGCTTCGACAAAAACATCTCCACTCTTTCCTATTCCCTAAAGAATAAACATAAGACCAAGGTCATATTCCGCTCAGCTGACCAATCCAATAAGATGCGGTCGGTCGAAATCGGTTCCTTAGCTATCGAAGAACTCTCCTATATGAAGAGAAGTGACTTCCTGACCTTCCTTGGTCGACTTAGAGATAAGAATGGCTCCTGCAGGCTCAGGACGGTTTTCACTCCTCTAGGAAAGAACCATGCCTATCATTTCTTTTTCACCCAAAGGAATGAGAATAAGAAGGTAGTCCGGATGTCCACCTACGATAATAAACATCTGCCTGAAGATTACATCCAGATGCTGAAGGACTCTTATGATGAACAGATGATTAAGCAGGAACTCGAGGGCGAATTCATCAATTCAGCAGAAGGAGTTTGCTACTATTCATTCTCGTCCATAAACGTCCAGGAGTTTCCTCCAGCCAAGTCCAACCTAGCAGGAATGGACTTCAATGTAAACCCGCTTACTGCCGTGATTGGATTCAGGAGTGGAGACACCATCTATATCCAGGATGAGATGTTCCTTAAGAATTCGAATACCTACGAAGCCTCAGACTACCTCTATAATAACTTCCAATCCCTCCAGATAGCCGCTGACTCTACCGGCAACTCTAGACGTTCATCCTCATCCCAGACTGACCATCAAATCCTAGCTCAACTCCATACCGTCCTGAGGACCCACAACCCTCATATCAAGGATAGGTACAACTGCGTCAATAATCTCCTGGCTAAGTCCAGACTCATCATCCATCCTCGCTGCGTCCACCTCATCAAGGACCTAGAAGAAATGGTCTACAATAACACTAATCCGATGGTATCTCATATTTCTGATGCTCTTGGATATCTATGTTGGCACCTCTTCCCCATCCAAAAGCCAGCCACCTCAACCTCAAGACAACTGTAGGAGCCCCTATGACCAAAGACGAAATCAAAATCATCCTCGACTATATAGACTCAAAGGCAGCCTTCACCGAGAATGCCAAGAAGATGACCGAGATTTATTCCGGCAATATTCTTCCTTTCCTGGTCTCTAGACTCCGCTCAGACTTTAAATCTGACACTTCCTTCAATGAAGCTAAGTCTAGACTCTCCCCCATCAATATCTTCCCAAAGATAGTCAATAAGCTTTCCAAGGTTTATTCGAACTCAGTCTGTCTGGTTAAGAACGACAATCGTCAGGAAGAGATAGACCTATTCCTATGGAACCTTCAGATGGACTCTGCCAGAATTAAAATCAACAAGATGCTGAACATCACAGGCTGCTGTGCGTTCGAACCTATCTTTAAGGACGACGGAACCTCTATCATCAGGGTCCTAGGAGGTCATCAATTCTTGGTCTATTCGAACGACGAAATAGATTCAAATCAGGTCACCCACTTTATCAAGTTCATCGACTCGGGATATGCTATCTATTCTAAGGAAGAATATTTAGAAGTAGACTTTGAAGGGACCGTCCTCTCAGTCCTCCCTAATCCCTACGGAAGGATTCCATTCGTCTATGTCTCTCGGTCCCTAGACCTAATGCCTCGACCAGCCAACGATGACTTCGAGATGATTACCCTCCTTCCTTTACTCCTATCCGACGCCAACTTCGCCCTCAAGTATCAAGCCTTCTCTATAATCTATACGATGAACCTGAACACTGATGACTGTGAGCTTGCCCCAAATACTATCTGGAATCTTCAATCGTCCTCGCAGGGAGACAAACCTGAAATCGGACATATCAAACCATCCTTATCCATAGATGAAGTCATCAAGAACATTGCTACCCAGTATTCACTCTGGCTCGAAACCAAGAACCTTAAGAACTCCAATAACCAAGCTACTCTTTCAGCTCAGTCGATTTCCGGTGTTTCTAAGCTCATAGACGAGGCTGATATCGATGATGACCTTCAAGACCAAAGGATGCTTTTAACGAGAGCAGAGGAAGACTTTTTTGAGCTCTGTGCCCTCAAATCTGGTCAGGATTGGATAGCTGAGTCTTACTGTATCATGCAAGCTAAATCCAAGGTCCCCGAACTCGAATCAGACAAAATCGACCGAGTCATTAAGAAGCTCTCCAATAATCTCATCACCAAAGTAGATGCCATCAAGGAAATTTCAGGGATGAATCAAGAGGAGGCTCAGATTTATGTTCATCTCCTCCAAGAAGAATCAGAGGAAGATAAGGAGACAATCCAGTGAGGACCTTCCGCTCATTCCAGGAGTTCAACCAAGAACTCCAATCTATTCCTTCCAAACTCAACTCCATCCTCCTCAGCTTAGGAAATAAAGCCATAGCTCTTATCAGGACTAGGACTACCTCAGGATATGGAGTAGAGTCTAATGGTAAGACTCAGAAGTTCGCACCCCTAGCTCAATCAACTCAAAAGAAGAAAGGTAAGACTGAATCTAACCTGACTGATACCGGAAGGATGCTCGGAGATATGAAGGCTTCTGTTCGAAATCAATCATGCATCGTATCCTTCAAATCTTTCGCCCAACTCAAGAAGGCGGAATACCACATGAGTGGAACCTCCACTATGCCGAGTCGTCCATTCTTTCTATTGTCAGTTAAAGACCTCGAAGCTGTTTCTTCCCTTCTAGAGTCCCAGCTAGATGAGTTCATAAGAAATAGATTTTAACACTATGCATCGTAACCTAGCTTTTATGTGAAAGGAAAGCATATATGTCAGAAGAAACCAAACAGCCTGAGGCTGCAATCATCGACAAGACTGAGTCTGCCGGTGAACCAACTTCGCAAGACAAAATCGACTACGCAAAGTATCGTGAGCTTTTGGATGAGAAGAAGAAGATAGCCGCAAAGTTGGCCGAACATGAAAAGACGGTCCGCTCCATGGAGGAAACTAAACTCGCCGAAGAGAAACGATATAAAGAGCTCTTTGAAAAACGAGAGTCCGAACTTCAAGCCCTTCAAGCTAAAGTTGAGATGGAAAAAGGAAATAGCGAAAAAGCCAAGAAGACTCAAGCAATCCTTTCCCAACTTCAAATCAAGGACTCCTATGCTTCCCTATTCCAACTCGATAAGATTATCATCGAGTCAGACGGGTCCATCAATAAAGAATCTTTGGCGGATTATGTAAATTCGTTCAAAAAGGAATTCCCAGAGCTTTGCGGAAAGGCTCCAACTAAGCTTCCTGAGAAATCCCCTTCCCAACAACCTTCGAGTAAAAAGATGTCCAGTAAGGATATCCTCGACCAACTGAAAAAGAGGTAAACTATGCCTATTATAGATACAACGGCAACCGCCGCAGTAACTCCAGAACTCGTATCTTCCTTCGTTCAAGCAGTCCTAGCTGAGTCTGCAATCCTAATCACTTCAGTGGACGACAGGTCTGCAGAAGTAGGACCAGGAATGAGTGCCCTTGATATTGGCCGTCGTGGTCAACTATCTAGCGAATCCAAAGCAGAAGGAACAGATTACAATGCTCAAGCTTTCTCTTGGGTAGCCGACAAACTCGCAATCGACAAGCAAGAAGGAATTTATACCAAGCTTACTAAGAAGGCTGGCGTTCAATCAGCAGTCGACCAAGAAATGGAAATCTTGAAAGCTTCTGCTCAAGCCTTAGTGGACAAACTTGAAGCTCAACTCTATGCTGAACTTATCAAAGTTTCTGCTTCTGCTCCTGACCATGTAGTTGCTTTTGGAACTGCCTCTACGATAGCTCTTGCTGATATCTTGAATGCAAGAAAATTACTTCGCACCCAAAACGTTCCTGCAGATGCGGACTTATTCCTTGCTATTTCTCCTGCTCAAGAAGCTCAACTTCTAGCATTAGAACAATTCATCGATGCGTCTCGCTATGGTTCAACCTCAGCTCTTCAAAACGGCGAAATCGGTAGAATCTATGGCTTCAGAGTTTTAGTAACCAATGCCGTTACAGCGAATACTGCAATCGCATATCATCGCAGCCACGTCGCATTTGCTCGTCAAGTGGAAGTTTCTTGGGAAGCTACTCGCAACCTTAAAGAAAGCTGCACGGAATATTTACTAGAAACAATGTACGGACTCAAAGTATTGGACGCTGGCAAACGTGGCGTTCTTATGAATAATTCAGGAACCTAATCCTAAGGAGGGACTGGCATGAAAAACTTCGATAACATCCTAGACATCATCTATCAAGGTCAGTCTCTTTCTTCTCCTTTATCAGACTTTGCTTCTGACTCAGTGATATTAGAAACCTCCCTAACGGAATACCTCTATTTCGGTCGGGAGACTCCATTCCGCTCTATCTTCCTAGCCTTCCTAACCTCAGTGCCATGCCAATTTGAATTGCAAATCTATAATGGTTCGACTTGGGAATCCACCTCAGACCTCATCGATGATACCTTGAGCTTCAGTCGGTCCGGTTTTATCATGCTTCCAAAATCCCTCTCACTTATTCCTTCTCTCTTTAACGGTAAGACTCAGTATTGGATGAGAATCAAATTCCTCGAAGCCAAGACCCTGTCTATCCTAGCCCTTAATATTCTATTCTCAAATGACTCAGACCTCAAGAGAGAGTTCTTCCCTATAAGTGGAGCTGATTTCAAACTAGGAGCATCAAATTATTTCTTAATCCATGAGGCAGTCCGAGACTATATCGTTCAGTTCTTCAGGATTAAAGGAATAGTAAAGTCGCCATGGGACTTCGCTGAAATCGAGGAAGTTCGTTTAGCTGCGGTCTATCTATCCTTAAGTAAAATCTTCTTATCAGTCTCAGACAACCAAGAAGACAACTGGGCCATCAAAGGGTATTCCTACGATAAAAAGGGAGAGGCACTTCTCAAGACTGTCTCATTAACTTTCATTGATACTGAAGGAGTAGAAACAAAGTCTAACTTCAAAGTAGGAAGGTGCTATCGATGAGTTCGACTGCAGACATCAAAGCTCAACTCGATATCTTGGTAGGGGAGGCAACTGGATTTGCTATGTTGTCTCATCTCCTCAGGATAGAGAAGAACTCATTTACTGAAGGAGGAAGGTTCGGAGTCTTGCCTAGAGGTTCTAGAGAAATTCCAGGGAATACGATGAATATCACCAAGGACTTTATATTTAGCGTGGTCCTAACTGACACCTATATTTCAGCCTCAGTATCAGACTTAGTGATTCTAGATAAGATGATAGCCTTGACCGACAAGTTCGAGGCCATTTATACCAAGATAGCTAAAACGAAATGCAACTTACCAAGTGTAGTCCTAGGTGTTTCAACATTCGATGTATCCGAAGCAATCTTAGTAGAAGAAGAAAAAACTATCATAGTTGAAGGAAATTTAACAATAAAGGTGAGAATCTCCCTTTAGAAAGGAAAGCATTATGGCTTTTGTATCCAAGAAAACGGCAAGCGTTTTTTTAACCGAAGAAGTCGCAGAAGGAACTCCAGTAGCTCCTAGCGCAGGCAATCAAGCAGTAGGTGTTTTGGCAGACGGATTTACCATGGACGGCGAAAAGGAATTAGTTGAACGCAATCTCCTCCGCAACGGTATATCCAAACAAACCCCTCTTACTGGAATCAAATCAGCATCAGTATCTATTGGCGTTGAGGCATCTGCGAATAAAGTAGCAGGTGGTGCTCCTGAGTATGACCTCCTTATGAAGTCAGCATTAGGCGGCAAACATCAAGTGACTGCCGAAGTAATCAGCCTCGACACTCATACTACCTCTAAGATATTTATGGAAGCAGTTGACGCTGCTAAATTCATGGCAGGAGAAATGGTCCTAGTAAAACAAACTGGAGCTTACCACTTCTCTCCTATCAAATCAATCACTATCGACGGAGCAGACAGCTTTATCGAATTAGTGGTTCCTGCTGCATCTGCTTTCTCTAACTCAGTAGCGGTGGAAAAAGTAACCACTTACTATGGTGCTAACTCAGGTCATAGCAGTCTAACTGTTACGAGTTGGTTAGAAGGTATCGTGAAAATGCAAGCATCTGGAAATAAGGTTGCTTCCATGGCTCTAGAAGGTTTTGAGGTCGGACAACTTCCTAGCTTTAGTTTTAGCCTCCAAGGCTCAGACTATTCAGAGTCGATTTCTGCTCAATCAGTCACTCCTTCCTTCAATTCCGAAACACCTCCTATCATCTTAGGTGCATGTGTTTACTTGGATGGAGTGGCAATTCCAGTTTCGAATGTTGCTATCTCAGTAGACAATACTATGGGTAAAGTAACCTCGACTTGTGCGCCAAACGGTTTGATTGCTCAGATTACTTCTCTCCGTGCGGTTTCTGGTTCATTTACCACTTACCTAGAGCAAGACAACGTAGCGATGTTCACCAAATTCAATAACAACACCAAATTTAGTTTATTCCTCTATGCCAAGAATCCAACTGCAGTTGCTGGACAAGGTGCGAATTACATCGGAATGTTCATCCCAGCGGCAATCATCACTGGACAACCTAAAGCTGATACTGATGGCGTCGTAACCATCGATGTTAGCTTCCAAGCCGGTGAAGACGACAACGGTAAGGATATCTTCGTTTCTTTCGTATGATATTGGAACTGGTTAGGTAGTTTCAATCACTCCAAGGGCTTTCGTCTTTGGAGTTTTTTTAACACTATCGAGAGTAGCAAACCTAACTTTATCGAAAGGAAAACGATATGGCTATTCTTTTTAGTTGTTCCGACTTAGTTCCCGTTCAAATCGAGGATTGTGTATTTTATTTCTCTCCCCTCAAACATGCGGAAAAAATCAAGTTGATACAAATGTTCCAAAACATGGGCCAAGATGTAGAGGTAGCTCTCAACCACTCTTATTCCTTAATCAAACATACCCTAAAGAAAGTCGATGGCATCCAAAGGTCAGACGGGTCCAGATGGGAAATCTTATTTGACTCAGCAGGAATGCCCTCAGACTCATCCTTAGAAGAACTCTTCAGTTTAGATTTCATCGACAAAGTAATGATGGTCGGTGGTCAGTTTTTGAGGGGCGTCCCAAAGGAAGGCAAACTCCTAGACCCTTCTACTGGAATAGAGATTGAAGGAATAGAAGTAAAAAAAATTCGATAGGTTCACCCATACCTCCTCATCTCGTCAACAAATACTCCCCTTTCTTTTTTACTCTCTCAGAAATCGCAGGCTTAATGGTAAATCTGGATATCAGGTCCAGGCTACTCATTGAGCCTTCTTTGCATTTTCTATACGACGAAAACAATTGCTTCCATAAGATTAAAAAGCTCCAAGCCCACCTCAAAGATAGAGACCTAGCCGTCCAAGCTCATGAAGCTAATTCAAACTGCAATGCCTCATCAGCCAAGATAGTCGCCGAAACAGACCAACTAATATTCCACAAATGTCTTTGCAAAACCTACGACCCCAACATCCATCACTTCCTTGAGATTTACAAAGCCTACAAAAAAGGGAATCTTCCATTCGCTGGCGGATTTCTAGACCAACCATCTATCTTTATAGAAATAATAAACACTATAGACCAGACTCTGGCAGACATTGAAGAAGCCCAGAATAAAAAATCCACCAAACAATCGAAAAGGAAATAGCAGATGAGTAAGATTGATTTAGAGATAAAAATCCAGGCAGACAAAGCCAAGGATAGCATCGACGACCTAACTAGGAGCACCAGTTCAGCTTCAATGAAGTTGATTGCGTTAGACTCAGCGATTTCCATAGCCCAGAAAGCATTGAACGGACTCGCTAAGGGGTTAGGTTATTTCGTCGACGAAGCTGTGAAGGTTGAAGACTCCATGTCAGAGATTGCCACTCTATTCGATGGCGACGTATCTGATTCTATGGAGAAGGTTGAGAAGCAGTTAAAGGAATTGCAGGTCAGATTCGGAAGTAGCTTCCAAAGTCAAGCAAAGGCTTACTATCAAGCGATATCCTCAGGTGCAGTAAAAGCATCCACTGCAGTCAAACTTTTAACCTTAGCCAACAAACTAGCCATAGGAGGTATTACCACCACTGAAATAGCAGTGGACGGACTTACCAATGTTCTAAATGGCTATGCTATGAGTGCAGCTGACCTTGAAAGTATCAGTGACTCAATCTTTATAGGAATGAAGGCAGGAAAGACTACCGTAGGGGAGCTCAGTAAGGAACTCGGAAAGATAGGGGCGATTAGTAAGATTGCCGGAGTTTCATTTCAGGAGGTCGTAGCCGCTACTTCTGCATTGACTCTTAATTCCTATTCCACCTCAGAATCAACCCAGAAACTAAAAGCTCTATTTACTGAAATCGTAAAACCAGCAGATAAACTTGCTGAGGCAATCAAAAAGACTGGATTCGAATCAGGGATAGCCTTAGTCAAAACTAAGGGACTCCAAGGAGCACTCGAAGCTTTAAAGAAAGTAAGTGGAGGCACCGAGGGTTTAGCTCAAATATTCGGGTCCAGTGAAGCCTTACAAGGAGCGTTGACTGTCGTATCGAGTCAGTCAGAAAAATACAAACAAATCCTCCTTGACCAAGCTGAAGCAGCCAAAGAAGCAGGAAAGGCCACTGATGAGGCATTCGGAAAGAAAGACGATACTCTAAGTCAAAATATCAATCAATTAAAGGAAAGCTTCAACGAACTCGCCGCTGATATCGGTAAGGACTTCCTCCCAGCATTAAAGGAAATAGTCTCGTTCAGTGCAGATTTCGTTCGAGGAATAAAGGAAAATAAGCAAGCGATTTATGATTGGGCAGGTGGATTCTCCCTTATGACTGCAAGCTTTGCCGCCTCAACAGTAGCTGGTCTAGGACTATTAAAGACTTTTATGTCAGTCGAAACTGCTTTTATAACCCTTGGAACTTCCCTCATTAATTTCGCAAAATGGTCAACTACTTCATTCAACGTGTTGCAAGTTCTCGCTGCTGTACTCATGGAATTATACAAACCCCTGTCATCCTTGATAATACTAGTCGGTAAATTCTCAACGGCATTCGTAAAGATAATTCCCTACCTAAACGTCGCTATTGTAAAGCTAAATATACTGACCAAGGTTCTAAAGTTTATTCCTCTCTTGACTATTATATCTGGGTTCTGGACTTTGAGCACGGTCCTCTATAAATTTATTTTCCATACTGAAAGAGCAATCATTGAAACCTATAAGTTTGCATTCGGAATAAGGGACTTACTTCTTCCTGTTCTTTCATCCCTAAATGAACTATTTATAAGAGTAAATGCTAAAGCCATAGAGGTCCAGTCTAGTTTTATATATTTGACAGCAACATTGATGAAGATGGCTAGTTATCTTGCTGGTCCTATTATTCAGACGATGGTGGATTTCCTAACCGTCATGATGAAGACGACCGCACTATTCGATAAGGGTCTTTCAGAGTCAATAGGCCAGGCTATCATCGAAATCGAATCATTAAGAAAAGGATGGGATGATACTGCAAATACAATGATAGAGGTCGCAGAATCCACATACGCCCTTGCAACTTCAAAAGAGTATTTGGCAGGCCGAATTAAGAGAGCCCAAGACGAACTCGTGGCCGAACATTACGAATTTTATAAAAATATAGAGGCTATGGAAGAAGCTGCCGACTCAGGTGAAGAATTAGCTGATTCAACCGAAATGATAGCTGAGACTCATTCAGAGGCATCAGCGTCCATCGAAAAGACCACTGGAAAAGTAAAAGGACTCAAGAAAGAAATCAACGAACTCATCAATGTTGAATCTGACTATTCAGGATTCGGACTCGGTATCGACGTTTCTCCTGAAGCCTTAACTCGAATCTCAGAGGCAGAGGACTCATTCGGCAAGATTAAAAAACACGTCCTTAACCTAGACATCGACGAATCCTTGATTCCTCAAAACGACGACTCCATCAAAGCCTACACCGACCGCTATATCGAAAACATATCCAAGATAGCAGATGCATTCAACAACCTAGAAGCCATTAAGAACCAAGGCTCAGACCTCCTCCGTCAAATCGAACTTATCAATAAAGACGATGAGCTAAAGAAGATTGCTGATATCTTAGGGTATGAAAGAGTGGCTGAATCTCTTCTTAGACAGGAAAGACTTGAAGAGGAAGGTAAGTTTGCAGATGCTAGAAAAGAACACCTCGACCTCTTAGCTGAGTATGAACTCGAGAACCAAAAAGAAGTCTTCAAAGAGAGAGTTGCCTTGAGTCGGATGAGCTTCTACGAGAAAGTAGTCTACTATGCTAAGAAAGCCTACGATGAGGTCAAACCTTATCTTTCCTTCAAAACAATCCTTGAGTCTAGCGGAGAATACCTTAAAGAGTTCAGCCTCTGGATGGTTGATGCCTTTTCATCTGTAGATATCGGTTCTATATTTAGTGGTGCCGTCCAATGGATTAAAGCACTTCCTTCTTTAGGAAAAGTATGGGGAGGGTTTACAGAAGGTCTAGGGGATACCTGGGATTATATCAAGTCTGGGTGGCAGGGTGTCTATGGCTACCTATCAAGTTTAACCTTATCAGACGTGTTCGATGGAATCACTTCCTACCTTTCCAACATCGGAGAAGCCTTGGACGACTTGGCTCCATTGGCGATGGACTTCTTCCTAGCATTCTCATCCTTTACTTTGAACACCGTCTATGACCAATTCTTCAATCTAATGGATATGCTTGAGTCTAGCTTTGATTACCTCTATGATTCAGTTGGTTCTATTGCATCTTTCCTTCAAGATTCATTCATGGATGCCTTGAACTTTACTTCCAGTTTCATTAATGGAGACTTCATCGATTCAGTGAAGGATGCCTTTGCTTCTCTTTCAGATATCCCTCAGAACTTAGTCGATAGTATGGCTGGGCTTTCAACTACTGTTTCATTTTTAGGAGAAGACCCTAGCGAACATATCAATCGACTCAAAGCTGCAATCAAGGAACTTGAAGACGCAGAGATTATTTCTGAGGATGATAAGGTTCGGCTAGAGGAAATGAAGAGGAGTTTGGAAGATTTACTTGAAACTCAAGACCAGTTCTTCTCAGTCCAACTTAGAAAGTTCACTGAGGCTGCTCCTAAGTTCGTCGACGAGCTATTGACCAACCTTCCTAAGATAGTCCAAAAACTCAACCAAGACCTTCCTTCCATCATCGATACTTTGGTTTCCAGCTTCGAAAAGACCCTCCCTTCCTTAGCTGACTCATTCTTATCAATAGCAACTACCCTCGTAGACAAACTCGTGGTTTCTATGCCATTGGTAGTTTCAGCCTTGGTAAAGGAACTTCCAAAAGTCATAACTGCTTTGTCCAAAAAACTTCCATCAATAATCACCTCCATGACCTCTATCTTCTCCTCTATAATCGACGGGACTATTAAGGAAGTCCCCAAACTCATCAAAGCCATCAACGAAAACCTCCCAACCATAATCGATAATGTAGCAGATTTAATAAAGAAGATTATACCTCAGATTTCTGACCTCCTGATTGCAACTATCCCAACGATATTTAATGCTGTCCTCAAAGTTCTTCCTGGAATAGTAGATTCAATCAGTAAAGAGCTTCCAAAGTTGATTCCTGAGCTAGCGAAATTAGCTTCATCATTTATAACTTCGATACTTTCATCCTTCACTAAATCTGCTCCAGACATAATCTCGTCACTCGTTAGGGAGTTACCTTCCTTCTTGAGTTCGATGTCAGCTGGATTGGTAAAATTGATTCCTGTTTTGACTGAGTCGATAGTGGCTTCGTTGCCTAAGATAGTTGATGCTTTGTTGAAGCACTTGCCACCAGTTATTAATGAGATAGTTAAGGCTGTCCCTCAAATTATTTCTGCAGTCTTAAAAGAACTCCCAAGAGTGATTGAACAATTAATATCATCAGCTGGCAATTTTATAAACTCAATGATAAAAGAACTTCCAAAATTTATCACTCAACTATTGGCCTCGGTTCCAACTATTATTTCAGAACTTGCTAGAGAAATACCAAGGATAATTCAATCTGTAGTTCGGGCAATTCCTGAAATCATCCTAGCAATCACCAATTCGCTTCCTTCAATAATAAGAGCTTTAGTCGATGCAGCTCCTCAGATGATAGCCGGATTGATATTAGCCTTGCCTCAATTGGTATCAGCCCTTGCACAAAAAGCTCCTGAGATTATCCAAAGCTTGGTAAGGTCATTCCCTGAATTGGTTCGTGGAATGGCAACCTACGCTCCAAATATCATGGCGGAAATCGTTAGACAGCTTCCTCAAATCATCGGTTCTATCATTTCCTCGTTGCCTCAAATCATGAGTGCAATTATCAGAATGATTCCTTCCTTGCTTTATTCAATTGCCGCAGAATTTCCGTTGCACCTTTACAATGCGATGAGGAATTTAGGAAATCAAGTATGGTATGCTATTAGAGACGGCGTTAACTCAATTGGTTCTGCTATTGAAAGTTTATTTAAGATACCAGCTTCTGCTTGGGGTAAAGGCACTGTTGAAAACTTCTTAGGTATAGATTTACCTTGGGTTAGGTTCGCTGAAGGTGGTCACGTTGGTGGAACTGCGAAAGTAGCGGGTAATAGTTTAAAGAATGATGTAATCCCAGCCATGTTAAGTCCTGGGGAATTTGTTCTTGATAGAGAAACTATTCAAAATGGTGACACTTCTATTATTCAAACATTAGCCCAACAAGGTGTACTAAGCCCTTCTGCTCTTGAAGGAATGGGATTTCAATTGCATGGATTTGGTGGATGGATAACTAATATTTGGGATACTGTTAAAGACTGGGCAGGAAGTGCCGGAGATATACTTGGTAATGTAGGCAGTGGCGTTTTGAATGGACTTCAAGCAGGAGCTAGCGGTGCTTGGAAATGGATTAAAACAGGAACTGGACAAGTGGTCAAATGGGGTCGCAATGCTCTTCCTGATATTTGGGACTTGTTAAAACAACTTGGTGGTGGCGTTTTTGAATCTGCTAAAGCAATCTGGGACTATAACCGAAACGCTATTAATGTTTGGGACGTTCTTTCCAATCCATTCTCCGTTATTAAGAATGCCTTTAATGGAATCATGGGCGGACTCATGAAAAAAAATGCTGGTGGCATTGTTCGAGGGATGATGGGAATGGCAAATGGAGGGATAGTTCCTGGCACTTCCAAAGTCAGAGGTGACTCAAAAATAAATGACACCGTCGCTACTATGCTTAGTCCAGGAGAATTAGTCATTCCTTCTTCCTTTGTCCAAAATGGAATGGCAGGAATCATAGACTTTGCTTCAAAGGTCCTAGGAGCCAACTCAACTATGCCTTCCATGGCTTATGGTGGAGTTTCTGCTAGTCTCCCTGCTATGAGTGGAAGAGCTGATTCTAACTCTATGGATAGCGGATTGGTTTATGAATTTCAAGAAATCAAACAACTCCTACAGAACCTCGGATACCATCTTTCCAAAAATACTCTAGACTCTAAGAAGGTCCTTGAAAGATGGGATTATGAAGGAATGCCAAAAGAAAGGAATTTCTGATGAAAGCTTTGGTCCCAGTGTCTTTATCACCTGCCAACCTCACTAATAATATTCCTATCACTGAAACAGCCTGGACCGCAGGAACCTATTTCCTCGGCGACCAGCGTTATATCGATGGGATGTGGCTTTATGAAGTCATCAAGATAGGAGAAGAAGGAACCACTTCTGAACCTGCCCCTAACAATACTGACTGGAAATTGGTAGGAGCAATCGATAAATACAAAATGATTGACAACCGTTACTCTTCAGCTAAAGAAATAACAGGAAACACCACAGTCACAATAAACACTTCGTCAATTGTTACCGGCATCGCTTTACTTAATCTAATTGGAACTTCAGTGAATGTTAATATAACCCTGTCTGACTTGACTGAAGTTTATAATCGAACTGAATTATTGGCTGAGTATAACGTTATTTCTAATTACTGGAGCTTCTTTTTTAGCGAGGTTACTCAAAAGACGGATATTATCTTCGACGACATCCCTGTCTATGCAGGCATCATCGTTAATATTACATTGACTGGAGGGTCCACAGCGATAGGAGAATTAATATTAGGGGACTTCTTCGACCTAGGATGGACTCAGTTCGAGACGACTTGCAGTATTTTAGACTATAGTAAAAAGGAAGTAAGTGATACTGGAGAGGTCTATCTAGCTCAAGGACGATTTGCAAAGAAGATAGACTATTCCCTCCAAATCGAGCGGTTCAAAACTTCATCGGTCTATAATTTCCTTTCCAAGAATCGAGCTAAGCCTTTATTATGGATTGGCGAAATCGAAAGGGAAGAGTTGACGGTGTTTGGCTTCTATCGTGATTTTAACATTATCCTCAGTAATCCTGCGATAGACCTATGCTCTCTAAATGTAGAAGGACTCTAAGATGACTACCCTACCAACTTTTCCTCCTTTGCCTTCTGGCTCTGGGAATGATTATGTCGAGGCTATGAACTCAGTAATCACTGCAGTGAACAATATCGTTACCCCAATGAATAGTATAAACTCTGAAGCTGATGCCTTGGTTACTCCCGCAAACGACAATAGAATTGCAACCCAAGCCAACGCAACTGAATGCCTGGCAGTTCAAAATAGAATGGAACCATTGACTAATTATAAAGGTCCATGGAACCTCTTGACTGGAGCTTTGTCTAAACCTGCGTGCGTTCTTCATCATGGTCAAATCTGGAAGCTTCTGGTGAATTTAAATAATGTCACTTCCGCTGAACCTATGGACGACTCTGGCTACTGGGAATTATTTGATAACCCGCTGGTCAATGCAGCAACTATTGACTATGTTTTCCTTTTCGATTCCAGTACCCTGAATCCTCCAAACCAGTATGTGACCTCTTGGACCGTTCCCGCTAATATCTATGAAGTTCAGATTCACCTTCAAGGAGGAGGAGCTTCAGGAGGAATAGGAAAAGGATGGCCGGGAAGCACTTACTATACCGGATGGTATGGCCCCGGAAACGCAGGTGACATTATCATCAGGACATTAAAAGTGAAACCTGGTGACGTCTTGGTATTCTGGATTGGCTTAGGAGGAAGTCCAGTAAGCGGGACGACAGCTCAATATGGCAGTATGGGTTATGCTACGAGACTTTATTCAATCAATGGAATTCTATGTCCTCAGAACGTCTGGGAAGCCGCAGGAGGTAGCCCTAATTATTCTCAGCTTACAGGAACTAACTATGCGAACAATGGACGAACGAACCAACAAGGAATCAAGCTAGGTGAAAATGGTTTCGGATATCAAGAATTAATCAAGAACGGTGCGACTTGGAAACTCCTTCAGGTCTCAGGTGGCTCGTATTTTTCCCAACCCATCGTTCAAATCAAAACCTTATTTGACGGCGAGACTTGGAATGGAATCAATGCCGATACATTCCGAGGCAGTGCTCTTGGTCATTTTAGATTCGGTATCTCGGGCACTTCATCCATGCTTTCTCATTCTCCTTCTCCTAGTTCAGTTACTTCTGGAAGAGGATGTAGAGGGTGTGTTTTAATCACTTATCCTAGAGGAGGATACTAATAATGACTACGATATCAAATTTACCCACGGCACCTCAGCGGGGTCAATCTCAAGAAATCTTCAATACCAATACAAATAATTGGCTTGGAGCCTTAGGGACGATGACTACCCAGACGAATAGTTCAATCGGAGAAATCAATGCCGACGCAAGTGCAATCCAAACAAATAAGAGTCTGAGCGACACCGCAAAGACTACTTGCTTAAATGCTGAAATAGTTGCTCTGGCTACTGGCTATAAAGGGAACTGGAGTGCATTGACTGGGGCTTTAAGTATGCCTGCAGTGGTAGCTCATAATGGACGCCTTTGGATGCTAAACTATAATTTATCCCAAGTCCAAACCTCCACTCCTTCCTTTTCTAATTCAGCTTGGCAATGCTTCACTCCTTGGCAAATTAATACTATTGATAATGTCTACTCATTCAGTGGCAGCACTAACTGGACTGTCCCTGAAGGTGTATTCGTGATAACGTTAGATATCATCGGAGGAGGAGGAAGTGGAGGAATCAATGCAGGAGGCACTTCTAATGAATCTCTTTGGCGAAAACCAGGGTCCTCAGGAGAATGGGTTACTTTGAAATTAAGGGTTCAACCTGGAAAGATTTTGAATATCACTATAGGCAGTGCAGGCAGTGGAATCTCGAATTCATCGACCGCCCAAAACGGAAACGCAGGAAATACGACGACAGTAGTCTATCAAGGTGAAACTTTTACTGCCGTAGGTGGTGCGGGCGGAATCATCGACCCATCAACTCTTCAAAACTTCAAAGGCTGCACTCACGGACTAGCAGTGGGTTATTCTGATGGTGCGATCTTATATGCCATGCAAAAGGGTGGAACCAATGGATTCGGAGGCGGACCGGTGATTCAAAAAGTTCAGATTCAATCAGGACAAAATGTAAACGGAGTCAGCGGTTCAGCATCCGGCTTCGGCAATGGCGGAACTTGCGGGTTCTTTACTAGTGGCACCTGCACTTCAGGTAGTGGAGCTGGCGGTTTTGTTCGAATCTCTGCAACGAAAGGAGATTATTAATGGCAATCCAAACAACCAAGAGTCATATTATCAACGCCTCAATGAATGGTGTTCTTTATGGCTATGTTCGAGATAGTAGTGCAAGGAATCTTTGTTTTCAAGTGGAAGTGCGACCGAACACAGGACTCCCTACTGGACGATTTAGTTTAGAAGGAAGTATTGATGGGTCAGTTTGGCATGAGGTTTTAAACTCAAGAGTAAACATCGTTGACGGGTATTGCTCGGAGTTGATAGAATTTCCTGACCCTTCTTCGCTGATGTATAGGGCTAAGGTAGAAATTGACTCAGGGGTTGATACAGTCCAAGCTGATGTTTGGGTGGCGGTGAGAATATGAGAATAATCGGAAGAGTTACTGAAGCACCAGTAGACGGTAAACAATATGCAAGAAAAGATGGAAGTTGGGCTGAAGTCGTAGGAGGTGGTGGTGGTGGAACTTCATATATAGACGGAAGAGTTTCCACCTATGCTGATTTACCTTCTGCTGCTCTCAATGATGATAAGGTATTCATCGTAGAAATTCCAACTGGAATCCCTTTCGTAAATAGAAAGAAGGCTGGTCTTTATTATTCAAACGGAACGAGTTGGGAGTTTATGCCTAGCTCAGTCCAAGCGGATTACGTCCTTTACAATAATACAGTAAGTGGAATAGTTGGCACTGACCTTCAAGCAGCAGTTGACACTTTGGCAAGCCAAGACAAACGTGGTGATGGACCTGAATACTTCCATGTTAACCAACAGCAAAAGAGTTTGGTTAATGGAATGAATTCTTCTACTTCAGTCTCCACTTTTTCTCCTATTACTGTAACTGACAATGGAGACGGAACGGTCACCACTGGCTCAGTCATCATGCTCCTTAAAGAATCGACTGCACTGAATGCAAAGGCTCAAGGAGTAAATGTGTTGGGGATAGGACCAGTCGCCCTAGACGTCGGTAAAAAATATTTCTTGGTCGGTGATTGGAACTCTGGCACCCCTATCCAAAGAATTGAACCAGCAACTGCTCCTTCAATTAATGATTACACCGTAGCACTTATAGGGATATTGACTCGTGGCGTCGGTGGCGATATTTACTTTACCGATTGTGGGCTAACTCAGGTGGATGCGGTCAGTAAAATCCTTAGGAGAATCGACGATAGCTCTGGACTCATCATAAAGACCTCAGGAGGCTTGGTATCGTCTTCTGCTGGTCGTTACCTCCAAATCACCTCTGGACGCTACTACATCGCAAATAATATTCAGTATACCGTTGCTTTTAATTCTTCCTTGACGGATAGGTTCATCACTTTATATGGAGATAGCATAGCCGGCTTTACTGAGCTCAATAACGTCGCCCAACTTAACAATACCCAATACTGGAACCCAGCCACGAACACTCTGACGAATCTTTCAACCGGTAGGTATTCTATAAGATGGATATTCCAACTCTTGGACTCTCCAAATGAAGTTTACCAATGGATGGGGACTGCTCAACATACCACTTTGGCTACGGCGAGGGAAGCACTCCTTACCACTGACCTTCCTATCCAACTCCAACAATATCTAAACGTCTCGGTATTGATTTCCAAGGTTATCGTCCAAGAAGGAAATACCAACGTCGTCGAGGTTATCAATATAGTCAATCCTCAGCAACAATCAATCTCTACCTCTAATCATAATGAACTGACGAACCTCCAAGGAGGAGTTGCAGGCGAGTATTACCACTTGACTTCAGCTGATGTTTTAAAGCTTGCAGGAATTGAGGACGGAGCTAATCTTTACGTTCATCCTGAATTTCACCCTGCAACAATTATCACTCAAACTGCCGATTATCGTTTCGTGACTGACAGTGAAAAAACAACTTGGAATGGGAAGTGGACTTATGATGAAAACGTTATCAGAGCTGTTAAAGTTGACGCTGCAAGTAATGCTGATACTGTTAATAATTTATCTGTGCTTACTGCTGTTCCTCTAAATGCAAAGTTTACCGACACCACTTATACTTCCAGCGATTTTGATATTAAGGATTTATCAGATTCCACCTTGTTAAAAGCTTCGTGGAGTGCCAAATGGACTTATGATGAAGACGTTATCAAGGCGGTAAAGGTTGACAATGCCGTCAATGCCGATACAGTGGGTGGATTTACCGTAGGAGTGAACGTTCCTGCTGATGCAAAGTTTACTGACACCACTTATGTGGCTAGTGATTTTGATATTAAAGATTTGACTGATTCTTTAAGCTTAAGGAATTCGTGGAGTGCAAAGATTGGTGAAGCACCATCAGATGGAAAGACTTATGGAAGGAAAGATGGTGGGTGGACTGAAGTTATTGGAGGAGGTTCTTCAAGTGCTATTGATATAAGTTATGATAATACCACCAGTGGACTTACTGCTACTAATGCCCAAGCAGCTATAGATGAACTTGCGGGATTACTAGATGGCGTAGAAACCTTATTGGCGGAGATTTAA